CGCCAGCGTGGCTAAAGAAACAAATTTACAAGCGCTTGATTTCGTTGTGGATGCTTTTGAGCAACTAGCAGACCAATTTAAAAAGTGTGCCATCACTGGTAAAATCAGCACGCGAGATCGATTTCTCAGTAACCTTACAGTCTTTAAAGCATATAAAAGTCCCAACAGGGCATATGATGATCACTTAAAAATGTATTTCGAGAGAATTGCCTTCCACTTTAAAAAGCACAAGATAAAGGTTAAAAATTTTGATGACTTTATGATGCGCTTTATGAAGATGCTAGAAGCGACAGCGCGACAGTTTCCTTTTACAAAGACTGCTTATGTTAAGAGTCGCTTTTGCCCCATGCTGGCCAACGGTCTTTCGCTCGAAATTGCCAACCTCGCCTATGCCAATGACGAGGATAAAGTTCAACAGTTTATCGAGAGTGATAACTGGGACTTTTACGTAAATGCTTGCAACGACTATGGATTTATGGTCGATCAAAATGTGCCATGGCGCCTTGTGTACGATCTTGCCGCTCCGAACAGCAGGGCGACTTTCTATGGATTAAATTCAGTAGATGAAATTTTGTCGGCACGTTATGTACCCATTTATCCGTCTTATTTTAATTCTTTTGCCAACGACCTTCTCAGGCTTTACAACGAAGTAAGAAACAGGGTCTATGAAGAAGTATGCGAGTATAACAATATTATATTCACTAAGCGTCAATGGACGGCCGAGTATACTCGCCCTCAGTTTGCTCTCAGGTATCCGGATCTTTATTTTCTTAAATTGTATTTTAAAATTAGATTTTTGGAAGAGGAATCGCAGTTCACGCAAAGTGAGAAAAATATTTTAGTTGATGATGCCGAAGAAATTTTTGCTTTAAAGGGTGTTGTGCCGGCATTGGGCTATTTCGAAAGAATTGTCAATAAAACGTTTGACTATCAAGGCTCTTTGAGTTATATTTATAAGGAGATGAAATTAGAGGAGGGCGAACTAGAGGCACTTACAATGCCCAAAGGTGGTTCGACTTACTAATAATGAGATTTCGTTAAGAGAGAAGATTTGTTTTTTCAAACACTGGATGATAAAGCTGAATGCGTAGGGATATATGCAGATGGTGAATTGTTTTTTGATAATTTTCCATCCGAGTTGAGCCATACGTGGAAGCCCACCGTATCTTTAGATTGGGCTGCTGATCTACATTGTGCGTGGATTTATTGCGGGGGCGCCGCTTTAATGGATGCTAGCCCTGCAGAATTGAAGGAAGACTTGGAACGCACATCGCGCCGCTTTCGTGCATATCTTAAATCTTTTAAAATTGGCAAAATCAATTTACGCCAACATTGCTTCTTTGATTTGGTACCCGCCGACTTTCTAATGGAATACTGCGAACTAAAGAATAAAATTTCTCAGCATGTTTTTGACACCCGGGAGAAACCAAAAAATTATGATCATCTGTTAGGAGTCCAGAAACTTTTACAAACAATAAAAAATCGTAACTTAAATCTAGATTCAACAAATTGTAAAGAATTATTTCTGGCTTCCTCCAAGCGTTCGGCTGTTAATAGCTTGTTGAATGGCTCCCACCATGTTGATTATAACCTATTTGGAACTGTAACTGGCCGGCTTGCAACCAACCCGTTGTCCTTCCCTATTTTAACCTTAAAAAAAGAATTTCGTAAGATAATTAGGCCGCATAATGATTGGCTCCTTTCGCTTGACTATAATGGGGCAGAAGTAAGAACATTCTTGGCCCTGTTGGAAGCACCGCAACCCCAATATGATATTCACACGTGGAATATTACAAAAATCTTTAAGAACGAGGGAATAACACGCGACGAAGCCAAGACTCTATTTTTTGCGTGGCTGTACAACCCCGATTCTAATGCTATCATATCCGATTATTATGATCGTGACAAAGTCTTAAAAACGTGGTATAATGAGGGTACTGTGCACACACCGTTCGAAAGACACATTAAGGTTGAAGAAAGAAAGGCCTTTAATTATCTCATTCAAAGTACCACAGCAGACTTAGTTTTAGAAAGAGCATTGGCTCTCGACAAAATGTTAGAAGGGCGCCAGTCGTTCATTTCTCATATTGTTCATGATGAAATTGTTATTGACTTAACCGATGAAGATCGACAGCTAATCCCCGACATTAAAGAAATATTTGCCAACAATAAGATAGGAACATATCTTGTTAATTTAAAATGCGGCAAAAACTATTTAGACCTTAAAGAGTTGAATTTATGATATCAGTAATAGGCATTGGAAACGGCGCATCTGCCATCGCACAAAAGTTCTCAGGCACCCCCCAATATGAGGTGTATACTCTCAATAATAAAGTTCTTAAAAATTCAAAGCACAAGTTTAGACTGAAGAAGTATGATACTCCGGAAGAATACGAAAACAACACCCCCGATCTCACAAAGTTTTTTGCAAACATTCGCCAAACCGTCCAGGTGTTCATAGTGGGCTCTTCGTCTAGTTCCAACTACGCCCTCGGTATTTTAGAGCAGCTAAAAGAGAAGGAAATAGAGATTTTTTACATTCAACCTGATATCGAGTTGCTTACCGGTATCCCCAAGTTAGTAGAGGCTACCACCTTCGGGGTATTACAGGAGTATGCACGCTCAGGTCTCTTTAAATCAATCACGTTGATATCCAACTTGAACCTAGAGGAGGTAGTCGGAGAAATCTCAATAAAAAACTACTTTGATTCTTTGAATAGTTCAATTCACTCAACAGTTCACTACATCAACTTTTTCAATCATGCTGATCCAGAAATTGGCAACGTTGCCCGTCCAGCGCCCATAAACCGTATCAGAACGATTGGGTTTTTAAACATGAAAGATATTAAAGAAAAATGGCTTTTTGACCTTGACATCGAGCGCGAGCTGTGTTATTATTTATGTATAAATAAGGAAAAATTGGAGACAGAATCAGGTCTGCATAAGAAGATTGTTGATATGCTTAAAGAGAAGCCCAAAAATGCTTTTCGTAAGATTTCATATGCAATCTATGAGACAGACCATAAACAAGACTTTGGGTTCTGCGTTGCCCACACTAACGCAATACAACAATCAAAAGACCTTGACAAGCTCAGTTAAGGTGATTATATTAGATGTCAAGGAAAGCTTGATATACTTTACAAACAACAAGGAGAAATAAGTAAATGTCAATTAATATGGAACTAATGAAAAAGAAGCTCGCGGCGCTTCGTGGAGAACTAAACTCGGGAGACTCAGTTTGGTTCAGACCAGACGAGGGAGATACGGATATTCGTATCGTTCCCACCAACGACGGAGATCCGCTGAAGGAAATGTTCTTTCACTATAACGTTGGAGATCACAAGGGAGGGATCCTTTGCCCCAAACGAAACTATGGAGAGCATTGTCCAATTTGCGAATTCGCCTCTGTCCTATGGCGCGAAGGAAGCGATAGTAACGATGAAGAGAGCAAGAAGCTCGCAAAGTCACTTTTTGTGCGCACGCGATTCTTCTCACCCGTCGTTGTTAGAGGACGAGAGGACGAGGGAGTAAAGATTTATGGCTACGGCAAAATGGCCTACGAACTTCTTCTTGGATATATTCTCGATCCTGAATATGGTGATGTCACCGATGTGCAGGAGGGCACCGACATCACTCTTACCTACACCAAGCCCACTAAGCCGGGCGCATATCCACAAACAAGCCTAAAGATGCGCAGAAACACTTCATCGCTTCTAGAGGATTCGGAAGCTATCCCTGCCCTCCTTGATAGCATCCCGGAGTTCAACTCTTTGTTTGAACGCCAAACTCCAGAGCAAGTCGACGCCATCCTTGATGAGCAATTAGCTGGCAATGGAACTGCTGAGTCACGTTCGAAGGAAACCACAAAATACGATACCAAAAGCGATGTGGACCGGGCGTTTGATGAGCTAATCAACACCAAGTAACTAGGCTTGTAGTCCGCCGTTGGCACCCCGGTTGGGAAAATAGGGTGCCGCCCTTATGTCAGGGTAGAGCAGTTGGTAGCTCGCTGGGCTCATAACCCGGAGGTCGGTGGTTCAAATCCATCCCCTGCATCCATTTTATTTATACTAAGGAGAGCATATGGCTCGAAAAGCTAAAGAAGCAAAAGCCGGTAGAGTTTCACTGCAAGACTTAATGAGTCTTGTTAACAAAAAGGCCGGCCGTAATGTCGCACATGATTTAACAGGTGACAACCCGACAGAAGTGAAAGAATGGATCCCTACTGGCTCTCGCTGGTTGGACTCCATCATCTGCAAGGGCCGCGTAGCCGGCATCCCCGTTGGGAAGGTTACAGAACTCGCTGGCCTGGAGAGCACGGGTAAGTCGTATATGGCCGCACAGATAGCCGCAAACGCTCAGAAAACGGGCAAGATGGTCGTTTACTTCGATTCGGAGTCTGCCATCGACCCAGGCTTCTTGGAGCGAGCAGGATGCGACCTAGGGCGTTTAATGTACGTTCAGGCATCCTCTGTTGAGTTTGTGCTTGAAACTGTGGAAGAACTGCTGGGAGCCACTGAGGAACAACTGTTGTTCATTTGGGACTCTTTAGCCCTCACCCCGTCTGTATCAGATGTGGAAGGGGACTTTAACCCTCAGTCTTCGATGGCGGTCAAGGCACGCATTCTCGCAAAGGGAATGTCGAAGCTAATCATTCCGATTGCCGACCGCCAAGCAACCTTTGTGGTGCTCAACCAACTTAAGACTAATATTCCAAGCGGACCGAATGCGCGCATCATCGCCATGACCACCCCCTATATGACACCGGGAGGAAAGGCGATGCACTACTCTTATTCACTTCGAATCTGGCTGACTGGCCGCAAGGCCAAGGCTGCGTTTATTGAAGATGAGAAGGGTTTCCGCATCGGCTCCGAACTCAAGGTAAAGCTGGAGAAGTCTCGCTTTGGTACACAAGGTAGAACGTGTGCTTTCCGCATTCTGTGGGGTACCGAAGATATTGGTATTCGTGACGAAGAGTCGTGGTTTGATGCGGTGAAGGGCTCAGATCACATGAAAAGCGCCGGCGCATGGTATACACTGAAAATGCCGGGGGGATACGAGAAGAAGTTCCAACCTTCCAAGTGGGCTGACTTAGTGCAGAACGATGAAGAGTTTAGAGAAAACATCCTGAATTTAATGGATGAAGAAGTTGTTCAAAAGTTTGAGAAAAGAGAGGGGACCGCGGATCAGTTTTATGCCGATCCTGACTAAACTGAAAAATGAAACGTGTATTAATTATAGACGCTCTCAATATGTTTTTGAGAGCATATATTGTAGATCCCTCTCTTTCCACTAATGGAGATCCTATTGGGGGCTTTAAGGGCTCTCTAAAGATTCTTCAAAAACTCGTTAGGATGACAAAGCCAAACGAGATTGTAATCGTATGGGATGGACCCAATGGCTCCCGTAAGCGCCGTAGTTTAGATAAGGGCTACAAGGAAGGAAGAAAGCCTCTGCGCTTAAATCGGGAGATCCATAATCTTACAGACGATCAACTGCTTCAAAACAAGGTGTGGCAACAGACGCGTGCAATTGAGTATTTTAATGAAATGCCCATAATTCAGATTATGTTACCAGAGGTTGAAGCCGATGACGTCATCGCGTACCTCGCCCGAATGCCCTATTATGATGGCTGGCAAAAGGTGATCGTCTCAAACGATAAAGATTTTTACCAACTGTGCGACGATGAGACAGTTGTATATCGCCCTACCAGCGATGTGGTTTACAATACGAAGCGCATTGTTGAAGAACTTGGGGTGCACCCTCGCAATATGGCGCTTGCTCGCGCCCTAGTGGGAGACGCGTCAGACAACCTACCGGGTATTAAGTCTGTGGGGCTCAAGAGTATCCAGGCACGCCTAGGCTTTTTGGGTGCCGACAAAGATTACACTACTGACGATGTTATATCTTACTGTGAAAAGATAGATAAAAAGCTTAAATTTCACACCAATATCATCGAAGGCCAAAAAATTATTGTTCATAATTATAAAATGATGCAGCTATATTCTCCGATGCTTTCACCCCAGTCAAAAGACTTTGTTAAGAACGCGGTGGAGAACTTTGAATGCAATTTCAATAAGATAGAAATTATAAAGAAAATGAGAGACGACGGATTTGGAGAACTGAACTGGGAAGACCTTAAATTACACTTGAATAAAATTAGTGCTGAATGTTAATTTACTTGACTTTCGGCGCCAAAATGTTATAATTAGTATGAAGCCACAACAGAGGTGAGACTTGTCCGACAACGCTAATTTTGCTAAATATGGAAAGGCCTTCCAAGAGGGACTTATTCAACTTATCTATGAGGATCGACCTTTCGCGGATCAGATCACCGAAGTACTCGATGTCAACTTTTTAGAATTAGAGTATCTCCGTGTATTTGTAAGCAAAATCATTGATTACCGCAATCGATACGCTACTCATCCGTCTGCCGAAGCACTTCTTACCATTCTTCGAACCGATCTAGATAACGAAGACAAAGTGGTACAGAAACAAGTCCGCGATTTTTTTGCCCGCATCACTGCTCGCGATGCTACTGACACTCAATACATTAAAGAGCAATCGCTTGATTTTTGCCGCAAGCAAAATCTTAAAGAAGCAATGCTCAAGTCGGTTAATCTCTTGCAGACATGTTCGTTTGACGAGATATCACAACTTATCAATGATTCACTAAAGTTGGGCTCGGACACCGATTTTGGTTATGATTATGTCGCGGACTTTGAACAACGCTTTGTGCCCAAGCATCGATTGCCGATTACTACCGGCTGGAAAGACGTAGATGTTATATGCGGCGGTGGCCTTGGAAAGAGCGAACTCGGCGTAGTGATCGCCCCGACTGGGACTGGTAAAAGCATGGTCCTGGTGCATCTGGGCACAGAGGCTATCAAAGAAGAGAAGGTGGTTATTCACTATACTTTGGAACTTCAAGACACAGTAATTGCAAATAGATACGATAGTTGCTTAACAGGCTATCCACTTTCTGATATCATTACATTTAAGGAAGAAGTTTATGAGGAAGTTAAACAACTTAACGGAAAGCTGATTATCAAAGAATATCCTACCAAGTCTGCTTCTACCAATACAATTAAATCACACTTAACTAAATTATTAAAGCGTGGAATTAAGCCCGGAATGATCATTGTTGATTATGCGGATTTGCTTAGGCCCGTCACAGTACGCAAGGAGAAGAGAAATGAGTTGGAGAGTATATATGAAGAACTCCGTGCACTCTCTACAGAGTTTCAATGTCCTATTTGGACAGCTTCTCAGACCAACCGTTCGGGATTGAACGCAGAAGTCATTACGATGGAACAAATTTCAGAAGCGTTTAATAAGTGTTTTGTCGCCGATTTTATTTTTTCTGTTTCTCGCACAATCGAGGATAAACAGAACAACACCGGGAAAATTTTCATTGCAAAGAATAGGAACGGCCCCGATGGCACCATACATAATATTTTTATGGATACTTCCAATGTAAGTATTAAGGTCATGCCGCGCCCACCTTTAACCCACAATGGCACTCTTCCCGTGAATCCCGTAGCTTTAAGTTCAAGTATGCAAAAGGGCTTACTACAAAACAAATATGAAAAATTTAGAAAAAGGAAAT